GGCGAATGCCGGGCATTTTCTCGCGGAGGGGCGCGCCCAGATGCAAGCGCGGCTGCAAGGCCGTGGGCATCCCCGCCGGCAACGGTGCGCCGTATAACGATGACGATCTCACCAAGGAGCAGAGAGACGCGTGAGGTTCCGCGCCTGCGCCGAGGGCGTGACGGTCGTGCCGAAATAAACAGCGGCCGGCGTTGGTACGTCGCGCTCTCCGCCCAGGCACGGAACAGCAGGAGGATGCCGAGCCAGCAGCACGAAACGAATAGCCGGCGGCCCGTAGTCAGCCGGTAACGAGGTCAGGTAACACGGACCTGGCGAGCCCCAGCAAAAGCACGGCTGTCCCTGGGCGTGGCTCGGCCGAAGGGGCAAGGCAATAGGGAGGTTTGGCTTGGCGCGGCGGGGTTTGGTGAGGTGCGCCGAGGCGTGGTGAGGCCCGGTAAGGCCCGGTGCGGTGAGGTTTGGAGTAGGGTGAGGCGTGGCTAGGTCAGCTATGGCGCAGTGCAGGTCGGGCGGGGCGAGGCATGGTCCGGCGAGGTTTGGTTTGGAGTACGGTCCGGTATGGTCAGGTCTGGCGAGGTGGGCTCCGGTTGGGCTGGGTAGGCTAAGGCAATCTAAGGAAAAGAGGAGTAAGAATGAAAACCTATGCGGTAACGATCGAGGGAACAGCTGACTTGCTTATGAACGCTCTGGGCGTGGAGACGGCCGCGGGGCTGGAGGAAGCGAGCAAGAAGGCTACCGTAGCCAAGGACTGGACGGGCGAATGGGCTAACAAGATCTACTGTTTGAACGACGGCACGGTGTACCAACCGGAAGCGCACCTGCTGGGCTGCCTCGTCAAGGCGGCGGCGAGCGAGAAGATCCCGGGCCGGCGCGGCAAGACCTACAAAGACCCGGTGAAAGCCGGTTGCTTCATCGAGCCGGCCTGCATTCCGCACTTGGTGACCGCGGCCGACTTCCAGGCGGCTAATGTTATCACCGGCCCGGCGACGGCCGAGACCGGGCCCGTCTACATCGATCGCCGCCCCGTGCGCGTGCAGAGGGCGATGGTGATGCGCTACCGGCCAGCGCTCACGAAGGGGTGGCGTCTCAGCTTCGAGGTGCAATTGTTGGACGATGATTTTCAAGGCTCGGCGCTCAAAGCGATTCTCGACCGCGCAGGGCGAGAGGTCGGTATAGGCGATTTTCGACCACGGTTCGGCCGCTTCCATGTGGTGCGCTTTGAGCAAGTGGGCGACTGACCAGTTGAACGCGGCCTAACCGCGCGGCAGGACGAGAGTTAGGAGGGGTAGCGCCTGAGAGGTGTAGGATGGCGATGATATGGCGCGACGATTCGAGGCGAATAGAATGCCCGCGGTGCCATACGGTGACAGACATGGTGGAGCAACTGGAGATTGTCCAGGACCGCGCCGACCTCGCGCCGTGCTATCGCTGTCGCATTTGTGGCCACATATTTGCTTTCCGTGACTTGACACCATCAGTAGACATATGCTAGTCTACTAAGCAGAGCAGAGGCCGGCGGCGGGCCTTTGTTAGAATAGCAACCGGGTAAAAGCCCGGAGCCTACCCTAGTTGAGGTGGCTCCGGGCTTTTTGTTTGCACATTTTCGGAGGCGATAGCGATGGCGTGCAAGAAGAAGGGCAAGCGGGGCGGGTAACTTAACGGAATTGACACATGGCTGAGACCAGGCACGACTTGGAGACCGTTCTCAAAGCGGTCGAAAGCGGAATAACGATTACTGGGGCTGCTCGTTTGCTAGGTTGCTCCCGCCAGACGGTGCATGCCTACCGTAAGCGTTGGAAAGCGGTTGACGACGCCATAACCGGCAAGCGGCACGAACTGGTAGACCTCGCTGAGAACGGACTGCGAAAGGCTGTAGAGAAAGATGAGCCCTGGGCAATAGCCTTCACGCTCAAAACGCTGGGCAAAGATCAAGGATTTAGCGAACGAACGGAAGTAACTGGCCCGGATGGTAGGCCGCTGAGCATTGCATATGTTAACGACTGGCGAAAACAGAACTAACACTATCCGCCTGCCTTATCCCCACGCCGGCCAACAGACCGTGTTGCGAGAGGCAAGGCGCTTCAACTGGCTTTCGGCGGGCCGCCGCTGGCGCAAGACGACGCTGGCTATGGCGGTTGCGGTTGAGGCGGCGGCGCACGGTAAGCGGGTGATTTGGGGCGCGCCCACCTTCGACCAGGTACGCGTCGGTTGGGAGGAAGCGCAGCACGGGGCAGCCGGTATAGCGCAGTTCCGCGAGTCGCGGATGACGGCGCTGTTCCCTGGCGGCGGCGCGATTCTCTACCGCTCGCTCGATGATCCCCACAACGCGCGCGGCCACACGGCGGACGGTGTGGTGATCGACGAATGCGGCTACGTGTCGGAGGCGGCCTGGTACGAGGTGCTGCGCCCGATGCTGCTGGATACGGACGGCTGGGCCTGGGGCATCGGCACGCCGCGCGGTCACAACTGGTTCTGGCGCGAGTTCGAGGCGGCGCGGGATCGCGAGGACTCCGCCGCCTGGCAGGCGCCAACGCTGGGCGCCGAGATCACGGCTGAAGGCCTGAAGCGTAAGCCGCACCCGCTGGAGAATCCGCATAACAAGTTCGAGGAAATCGAGCAGCTGTGGCGCACGTTGCCCGAGCGAGCGTTCCAGCAGGACATACTGGCCGAGTTCGTGGAGGATGCCGGCGGCGTGTTCCGCCGGGTGCGTGAGGCGGCTACGGCCCAGCCGCAGAGTGAGCGTATCGACGGCCACACCTACGCACTGGGCGTGGACTGGGGGCAGGTTAACGACTTCTCGGTGTTCGCGGTAATGGACGTGACGGCGCGCGAGCTGGTGAGCCTGGACCGCAGCAACCGCGTCGAATACCTGCTGCAAGAGGAACGGTTGGCGGCGCTATGCCAGCGGTTCCGACCAGCGCTCGTGCTGGCCGAGGCCAACGCGATGGGCACGCCGATCATCGAGCGCCTGCGGCGGCGCGGTCTGCCTGTGTGGGCATGGACGGCGACGAACGCGAGCAAGGCGGAGGTGATCCAGTCGCTCGCCGTGGCCTTCGAGCAGGGCAGCATCAAGATATTGCCCGACCCGACGCTGATAGCCGAGCTACAAGCATACCAGTCGGAGCGACTGCCCAGCGGTCTGTTGCGCTACGCCGCGCCCGAGGGGATGCACGACGACACGGTGATCGCGCTGGCGCTGGCTTGGGCCTGCACGAGGGCGCCGCGGGGGCCGCGCTCTATCGACTTCCGCGTGGAGGCTGGCTGATGGCTAGAGCGAAGGCATTCAAGCCTGAGTATACGACCGGCGACGTGATGGGCCTCTACCAGGCGCGCAAGAACGACGGCGACGAGGGGCGGATGCGCCGGCTGGTGCCAGAGATTAGGACGCTCTGCAAGATGGAGCACGACGTCAACATCCCCAAGCAATATCAGGCCATAACCCGCCAATGTAAGACGCCGTTCGTGCGCGATGCGGCACACCGAATTACGTCTAGCCTGATTGGCAAAGACCCGGTGACTCATATCGAGCCGAAGGATGAGGCGCGCGCTGACTACAGGGAAGCGGCGAACGTCGCTGAGCGTTTCGACCAGGCCATGCAAGAACGGATGAGTAAGAGCCTGGGGCGCGACCTGAACTATGAGCTAACTTACAACCATGTACGCGACGGCGACAGTGTGCTCAAAGTGGTCCACGTCCCCGACGCCTGGGCCAACTTCCCCGAACGCGCCAAGGACGAAGATGGCAACTACACCGAAAGCGCCGACGACTACATGAAGCGCACCGCGGAAGTGCAGCGCGGTGGCGGCGTTGATCTACCTATCGCGTGGCGTGATGTGGACCGTATGAGCATCGTCCCTGAGGGCGGCGAGTACGGCGATGAGTGGGTAATCGAATATGGCGAGTACGCCAAGCCGTACTTACGCAGCCGCTACAGTATGCACGAAGACGAATCAACCGGCCGGTTGATCAATCCCAGGAGCACGTTGGAGGGCCGGCCGGCGCCCGAGGGCTGGCTGACGAGCAGCAACGGGCGCAGCGTCAAGGTCGAGTTCTTCACGCCGACAGAGTGGCACGTGATCATAGATGGCTCCGAGGCGCCCGGGTTCCCGAAGAAGAATCCCTATTGCCCGTACCTGCCCTACTTCCGCGCGCCCGCGCACGATATGG